AGTTATTTGCCGTAAAGCGGGTTTACCGTCTTCAGTGACCAATGGTCCAAGTGGCATGTACTGGTTATCGCCAGCCTCAACCTTGGTGAGAGGATGGTGTGGGTTCGAAAATATTAAATGTCCTAATTTAGGATTAATCAATACCTCGAATAGTATTCCAGCGATAATGTGGGCATCTTCTTGAATATCCATACGGATAATTCTCTCAACATCAGACATAGTTGGTGTTTTAGTATGGGCAAGCCTAGTTCGTATTGCGACTAACTGTTTGTCTAAGACCGTAGCACAAGTATTATCTCGTATGGATGCAAAAGAATGCAGTATAGTAGGTATTTTATCTACATAATCCATAAATTTAATATAGGCTACATTATCGAAGACCATTTGTCTGTGTCTTAAACGAAAACCAGGAATGAACCAAGCGGCAGGGGTATAAATATTCTTAACATGGTTAAAGAATATGATTTTCCTATCATCACTAAGAGATTTTGTCTCGACAAGATAAAAGGATGAGCCCCACCAATGGTCGACCATTATATGGTCAGTTTCATAGTCCCAAACTGGGTGAGAGTAATGTCCACCTCCAGATACATGCATGTCTACACGATTATCCTCAGTGATTCTATACGTTCCATCGGTAGTTGCACCTGCAACGCGACGTGGTGTAAACGTATACATAAGTAAATGATTGCCATTTAAATAATCAGGCATGTGGACATAATAGTCCACATCGGTCATTTTAATTATGTGATCGTTGGTGAGAGGATCTGTGCATACATTGAGTTGTAGGTCCTTAGCATGATAATAAAGCCTAGTGCCTTCTACTCCAGCTTGCTCTTCTGTAGAGCTACGAGATACAGAATATTCTCTGTGTCCTAACATTGTGATGAAATTACTCATAGCAGTGTTAGCATAGCATCTCATTCGAGCAGCTTCCGCATGACTGTGGTTACGCATGCTAGCATGGCTAACAGCGTTTTCGACGTTGTGATCTTTGAACAACTGGCGATAATTTGGACTACAAGCACTTGACCAAAAGGATATGTATCTGCTAGTCATAGTGGGTCCGATCCAGTTGCGAATTCTTTCAGCGATTTCATGGCGTAATTTGTAAACATGCACAATGAAATCTAAGATCACATAGCCACTGTAACAAGTGGCGACCAATATTACAATTAAAAACGTTGTAATAATAAGATCAGTTACTTCATAA